CGAGTAATGCCCAGGCTTGTTTCTGAGAAAACGGACATCCAATTGCAAGCAAAAGTTAGTACCGGTACTGCGGCTTTGACAGTTTCGCAAGAAGGTTATTTAATTTCTAACGGGAATTAATCATGGCTAAATCCCCCGCATGGCAACGCAAGGAAGGTAAAAATCCAAATGGCGGCTTGAACGCCAAAGGACGTGCTTCTGCAAAGAAAGAAGGGCACAACCTTAAACCACCGCAGCCAGAAGGGGGTTCTCGCAAAGATTCATTTTGCGCGAGAATGTCGGGCATGAAAAAGAAGTTAACGTCAGAGAAAACAGCAAAAGACCCAAACAGTCGAATCAATAAATCGCTTAGAGCGTGGAAGTGTTAAATGGAACCGATGGTAATTTGGAATCTAGTGTTGACAGCTTTGGTAGGAATCCTAGGGTTTTTCCTTAAGGAAAAGTTTACCGAGCTTAAAAGGTTAGACATTTTGCTTAACAAAACCCGTGAGGAGTTGGCACGTGAATACGTCCCCAAAGCAGAACTTAATCGCCTTAGCGACCACATTGACCAACGCTTCAATCGCATTGAAGCAAAAATTGATCAGCTTATTCAGAAAGCAATAAATGCCTAGTACAAGTAAGAAACAACATAATTTCATGGAAGCGGTGGCTCATAATCCAGCGTTCGCCAAGAAAGCAGGGGTCCCCAAAAGTGTTGGGGAGGATTTTAGTCAAGCCGATAAAGGCAAGAAATTTTCAAAAGGTGGAACTACTATGGCAGCTAAAGAGAAAGACGGTTTAACAACCGCAAAAATGGGTTCAGTTAAAGCAGGTGGTAAACGTCCTCACGGCGAGCACTCCATCCAGCTCAAGGGTCATACCCGCGCTATGATGCCAAAAATGGCAGGTAGCACAACAGGTATGAAAAAAGGCGGCATGGCTAAAATGAAGAAATAAGGAATTGATATGAAAAACGATTTTCCTCCAATGATGAAAGAAAATACCCCTGATCACATGCACAACGTAGAGCACGTTGAAAAGCATTACGGTGGTGATGGTCACAAGCAAGCACATGAGCACTACGGTCAACATGCTGCAGGTCACAAAAAACACCACGAGCATGTTAAGGCTATGTGTGGTGGCGGGATGACTAAACGATGATGGCAAGTCGGGGTATGGGGGACGTTGCTCCCTCAAAGATGCCTAAACCTGTGACTAAAAAACGCAGGGACAATACTGACTTTCAAGAGTTCAAGAAAGGCGGTAAGGTCGGGCTTTATGCCAATATCAATGCCAAGCGAAAGCGTGGTGAGAAAATGCGCAAGCCTGGTGACCCAGGTGCTCCGACCAAACAAGACTTCATCAATTCAGCTAAAACTGCAAAGGGTAAAAAATGAGCTTACTTAAGAAACTAGAAGACGAAGCACACTTGCTATTGCAAGAGCTTCAACAACACGTTATTAACCAAGTGTCTAGAGGCAACAAAGTTAATGAGAAGTTGCAAGAACTGATTAACCACTTGGAATCGCATGTCAATCCTACTCCAGTTGATTCTGTTCCCGCCCCTGTGGTTGCTGCTCCAGTCGATACACCTGCTCCAGCTTCTGTGGAATCTACTCCAGTGGTTGAAGAAACAGTGGTGGTAGATGCTAAAGCGAGCAAATAAAAATGACAATCTCCACGCTCAACTCGATGACGTCCGGTACGGCGTCATTTAATCTTAATCTCACAGAGTTGTGCGAAGAAGCGTATGAGCGTGCGGGATATGAAATGCGTTCTGGCTATGACCTGCGGACTGCCCGCAGGTCTCTTAATTTGCTGTTTGCAGACTGGGCAAACCGTGGCATTAACATGTGGACAATGGAGCAAGGGACGATCACCTTTCAACAAGGGCTGAACACCTATGCGCTACCAACCGACACGGTTGACCTGTTGTCTCATGTAATTAGGACAAACCCTAACAATACGTCCACTCAAGCGGACTTAACGATTACACGTATTAGCGTTGACACATACGCAACGCTACCTAACAAATTGACACAAGGTCGCCCCATTCAAGTTTGGGTACAACGTCTTAACGGTCAAATCTATCCAACTGGATTCACAGTTGCAAGTGCGGTGGGCACAACAGACACAACCATTACGCTGACATCGACTGCAAATTTGGCAACTGCCGGGTTTGTAAACCTCGTGTCTAATGGCGTAACCGAAACAATCTATTACAACTACATATCAGGGAATACCCTAGGTAATTGTTTTAGAGGACAAAACGGTACAACGGCTGCTAATTTCCCTGTTGGCTCAGTTGTCAACGTTCCTAATTTACCTGCCGTAACAGTATGGCCTACTCCAGACGGTGTACAAACGTACCAGTTTGTCTACTGGCGCATGCGTAGAACGCAAGACGCATCTCAGTACGGCAACAACGTCATGGATGTACCGTTCAGATTTATTCCTTGTATGGCAGCCGGGCTTGCTTATTATGTGGCGCTTAAAGTGCCAGACGGTATGCAGCGTTTGCCTATTTTGAAACAGCAGTACGATGAGTTCTGGGAACTTGCCGCTTACGAAGATCACGAAAAGGCTGCCCTGCGCTTGGTGCCAAGGCAGATGTTCATAGGTGGTGGTATTTAAATGGCTAATCGGTTTTCATCCGGCAAGAACTCGATTGCCGAGTGTGATCGGTGCGGCTTTCAGTTTAAGTTAAAAGAACTTAAGAAAGAGGTCATAAAGACAAAGACGTACGATCTTAGAGTTTGTCCTCAATGCTTTGATCCAGATCAACCTCAGCTTCAACTAGGTATGTACCCAGTTGACGACCCACAAGGTGTAAGGGATCCAAGACCTGATACGACTTATATTACGTCTGGACTTAGCGGTTTGCAAGTACAACAGGGAAGCAGTTCCAGTATCTTACAAAACGGTGAGAATGAAGGTGGTAGTCGTATCATTCAATGGGGGTGGAACCCTGTGGGTGGTGCAAGTTTAGATGATGCAGGACTGACGCCAAACAATTTGGCTTTGACCGTATCAATAGGGCAAGTTACAATCGCTACAACGTAGGAGTTGATCATGAAGCACGATGATATTAAAGAAGATAAAAAGCTGATCAAAAAGGCTTTTGGCATGCACGACAAACAGTTGCATGAGAACAAAAAAACAAACTTGGCTAAGCTTAAAAAGGGCGGAGTCACAGGCCAAGCCATGCGCGCAGTTGGTCGCAATATGGCACGTGCCAACAACCAAAGGGGTAAGTAATGGCTAAATTCAGCATGAAAAAAGGCGGCAAAGAAGTAGGTCCAGCTTCGTTATATGCGCAAGCACATAACATGAAAGGTAATGTTATTAATGGACAAGAGGCTGTTCATTATGCTACTGACCCAAATACAATGCGTGCAGACGAGTCTACTCCTGGGGGCATGCCCGCAAGACGCGTAAGTTTAGGCAACATTACAAATGGTCCTAAAAATACAGGCATTAAGATGCGTGGTGCAGGCGCAGCAACTAAAGGCGTTATGTCTAGAGGACCAATGGCGTGACCTATACTGAACTTGTAACTGCAATTCAGTCATACACGGAAAATCAATTTCCGACTGTATACCTTGCTGATGGAACGACAGAATCTAGCACATCGCAGATCAACCGTTTCATCGAGCAGGCTGAGCAACGCATTTACAACACGATTCAGTTCCCTAGTCTTCGCGCCAATAAGATTGGTACTTTGACAGCGGGCAATTCTTATTTGTCTTGCCCCAACGACTTCTTGTCTGTGTACTCTCTTGCTGTGATCAGCAACGGCACTTACACATATTTAATTAACAAGGATGTCAACTTCATCCGTGAAGCGTTTGCCAGTACCAATTCCTCTTTCTATCAGCAACCCCAGTATTACGCACTCTTTGGTCCCCAGTACGGCAATGTTGCCGAACTGAGCTTTCTTCTTGGACCAACGCCAGATCAGTCGTACGCTGTAGAACTGCACTATTACTATTACCCACCCACAATCATCCAAGGCTCAATTACCGCTTTGACACTCACAAACGGTGGGTCTGGATACACCAACGGTACATACTACGATGTACCCATCACAGGCGGTAACGGCAATTCAGCTACTGCAACCATCACGGTTGCGGGTGGTATCGTCACAGGTATTACACCAACAACAGGTGGAGCGTTGTACTCTGTTAATGATGTAGTTAGCGCATCCGGTGCTTACATTGGTACAGGCGGTTCTAACTTTACGGCTTCTGTCAGCGCCGTGTCTAACTCCACAGGCACAACGTGGCTTGGAGACAATTATGATTCTGTATTGTTGTATGGTTCTTTGGTCGAGGCTTACACGTTCATGAAGGGTGAAGCAGACATTATTGCGTTGTACAACGAAAAGTACAAGGAAGCGCTTATGGAAGCAAAACGTTTGGGCGACGGACTGGAGCGCCAAGATGCTTATCGTTCTGGTCAGTATCGTCAGAAGGTAACATAACATGGCATTTACTGGCAACTGGGCTTGTGATGTATTTAAGACCGGAATGATGAACGGGGTGTACAACTTCACGTCCGGCAACTTCTACATTGCGCTCTACACCAACTCTGCAACCTTGAACCAAACCACACAGTCTTATACCAATGCTGGTGAGACATCAGGTTCTGGTTATACCGCAGGCGGTCAGTTGCTTGTGATCAATCAGGTTCCAACAACAGGTTCAAGTGGAGATACAGCGTATGTGTCTTTTGCCAATGCTGTTTGGAACGGTGTGATTAGCGCACGAGGTGCACTCATTTACTTAAATAACGGCACAACCAACCCAGCAGTTTGTGTTTTAGATTTTGGTTCGTCCAAGACTTCTAACGCTACATTCACAGTTCAGTTTCCAGCCGCAACCAATACATCGGCTATTATTCGCATTAATTAAGGAGTCAAGATGGCTAACGAAATTTCAAACATTGGAGACAACGCAGTCGCTTCGCTCCAAACTAAAGTTAATGTTCCAGCAGGTATGGGCATCGAGGGTTGGTACCACGTTGTCTGCCGCGACAAAGATGGCCACATTAAATGGGAAGAAGAATTTCCTAACTTAGTAGTAGCTGTAGGTAAGCAATTGATGCTTGATACATTACTCAAAGGTTCTAGTTATTCTGTGACCGGACCTTACCTCGGTTTGTTAAACGCAAGTATTACTGCTGCCGCAACAGACGTTATGAGCACCATCGTTCCGTCTAAAGAGTTTATAGCTTATACAGTTGGCGGATCAGCCGTTCGTGGTACAGCAGCTTTTGCTTCATCTACCAGTACAGGTTCTACTCCTTCTAACGTAACATCCTCGACAGCAACGGCAGTTACCTATACAATTACAGGTAGTGGCGGTACAGTTTACGGTTGCTTCTTGGTACTCGGTACAGGTGCTTCTAGCACTCAAGGCAACACAAGCGGTACTCTTTACTCTGAGGGTAATTTCAGCGTAGCCAAGACAACAACTGCAGGCGATACGGTTTCAGTGACCTACTCTACAACAGCTACTTCCTAATTGGAGTAAGTAATGGCGTTTCTAATTAAAGACAGGGTCCTTGAGACTTGCAGTTCCCCAGGCACAGGAGCAGTTACGCTTCTCGGTGCGGTCACGGGATACCAGTCTTTTAGTGGCGCCTTCTCCTCTACCAACGGAACCACAACCTATTACTGTATTGCTGATCAAGGCGGTGCAAACTGGGAAGTGGGACTGGGCACTTGGAACACAGGAAATACCTTAAGCCGTACAACAGTTTACGCATCCAGCAACGCAGGTTCTACAGTTAACTTTGCCTCTGGTACACAAAACGTATTTTGTACATATCCTGCTGAGCAAGCTCTTTACTTGGGCGGACCACTTGGCACACCAAACTCTGGAACACTCACCAACGCAACAGGACTACCGATTTCCACTGGTGTATCGGGTCTTGGTACTGGCGTAGCCACAGCGTTAGCGGTTAACGTAGGTTCTGCGGGTGCTCCAGTTGTTAATGGTGGCGCATTAGGTACGCCTTCTTCTGGTACTGCTACAAACTTAACTGGGCTACCACTCACGACCGGGGTAACAGGTATTCTTCCTATCGCCAATGGCGGTACAAACGCAAGCACAGTTTCAGGTGCACAAACTTCATTACAAGTCGATCCTGCGGGTACGGCAGTCGCAATGGCAATTGCCCTCGGGTGATAAGGATAAAACATGGCAAATACATTTACACGGTACGTCTCAAAGTCAGTAGGCACTACTCCCGTAGTTCTAGTTACTGCCGCATCTGCAACGCAGACCACAGCGATTGGACTGACACTGTCCAATACAACATCTAGCCCGATCACGGCAAGCGTATACATCACGGCTTCAGCTACTAACTATTACCTGGTTAACAATGCGACTATCCCGGTGGGTGGCTCTTTGGCGCTGTTCGGTGGTGATGGTAAGGTGGTTCTCAATACTGGCGATGCTTTCACCGTTGTCTCTGGAACTGCAAGTTCTATGGACTGTGTGCTTTCAGTTTTGCAAATCACATGATAGGCTAACCATGTACATTGGAAATACCGTCATAACCCAAGGGTTTACACCGCAGGT